ATGGTATAATCTATTGGGTGAAGGTGTTCACACAGTCAATGGCAAAGAAGTTGATGTAGATCTTTATAATGTAAAAAAGAAACTTTGGTTGGCTCTTAATTCAATTAATATTCTCGAAGGTGTAAGGTTCTACGTATCGTTTGCATGTTCTTGGGCATTTGCAGAACTTAAAAAGATGGAAGGTAATGCTAAAATCATTAAGTTTATTGCACGTGATGAGAATACACACTTAGCTGCTTCTTCGTTTATGATTAAAGTACTTCCAAAAGACGATCCTGACTTTGCAAAAATCAAAGAAGAGTGCGAAGATGAAGTCGTAAAAATGTTTGTTGATGCTGTGAATCAAGAAAAGCTTTGGGCAGATTATCTATTTAAAGATGGTTCTATGATTGGTTTGAATGCTAAACTATTGTATGATTATATTGAATGGATTGCAAATAAGCGCATGAAAGCCATTGGTGTTCCATCTCCTTATTCTGTTCCACAAGCAAACCCACTCCCTTGGACTGAAAAATGGATTGGCGGAGGCAACGTACAAGTTGCTCCACAGGAAACAGAAATTTCCTCTTACGTTATTGGTGGCGTAAAACAAGATGTAGATGAAAATACATTTAAAGGCTTGAGTCTTTAATTTGTATAGATAACAACAACTATAATCTAATATGAGGAAAGCTTTATGAGCAACGTAGTTTGTCAAGATTGCGATATCGAGTACGCAGTAAAATCTAAAGAAGCCGATGAAGAAGGTATTATTGCTGCATTTTGCCCCTTTTGTGGATTTGAAACCACAGATGAATTAGACTTTGACGATCCTGATTATACTAATGCTAAGACAGAAGATGATTGGGACGAGGACGACTGGGACGATTAGTCGATGTTTTCTGACTAATAAATATACCATATAATAGCAATATGGTTAATTTATGATACAGTGGACTTATGAAGGAAAGCCTTTTGATTCTGATCAAATAGAAGATTATGTTGGATTCGTATATTTGATTACTGATCTTACTAATGATAAGAAATACATTGGCAAAAAGAACTTTTGGTCTGTACGACGTCTACCACCATTAAAGGGAAAAACTAGACGTCGTACAGTCAAAAAAGAATCTGACTGGAAAGAATATTTTGGTTCAAGCGAATATGTAAAACTATTACTTGAAGAGTCTGGTCAAGAAAGGTTTAAGCGAGAAATAATTCGCCTTTGTAATTCAAAGGGCGCGATGAGTTACTATGAAGCTAAAGAACAATTTGATAGAGAAGTTCTTTTTAGCGACGAATATTACAATGAGTTTATAGGCTGTAAAATTCACACAAAACATGTAAAGTAAGGATTACCACATGCCTGACAATGTAATCCAGTTTCCAAAAACACGAGCAGCAAGTAATACTACTCGTAAGAAATTGGAAGCAATGCAATTATCTAGAGTTCATTATGAATCACTAGCTTCTGAAGCTATGGATGCAATTGCACAAGTTTTAGCAACAAATGGTTACCATCCACTTAAAGAAAAAGATATGATTCGTGACATGGGTGTTATTATGAACATGCTTGTTGCAATGATGTATCGTGTCGATGGAGAAGTTCACTTCTTACAAGAACCAATGGAGGAAATTCATGACGTTCTGAAATATGTAAAAGAATTAAATGATAAAAAGATGAATGAGCTGTTTACAGACGACGATTAGTGTGATATAATATACTAAATAAATGAGGAAGTGACATGATTATTATTGACTACAATGCAATCGCAATTGCCAACATTATTACACAAAAGCTAGATATTCAAGAAGATATGATTCGCCATATGATTCTGAATTCTATTCGTATGTACAACAAAAAGTTCCGTAAAGAATACGGCCAAATGGTTATTGCCACTGACTCTTCAAACTGGCGCCGTGATGCATTTCCACAGTATAAATTTAAGCGTCGTGATGGTCGTGAAGAATCAACTTTAGATTGGTCTGAAATCTTTCGTATTATTAATTTAGTATTTGAAGAGATTGGTGATAATCTACCATATAAAACTCTTAAAATTGATGGCTGTGAAGCTGATGATATTATTG